GTCGAACGCTACGACGAGCTGCTGATGGACCGTCAGCCGTGGCACGGCATCTGGCAGGAGATCTGCGACAACCTGATGCCGTCGAAGGCGACCATCGACACCGCCCGCGCGCCCGGCTCCCGCATCACCGACGAACGCTGGTCGAGCGCCGGCGCCCGCGCCCACGCCATGCTGGCGGCGCACTTGCAGGGCACCCTGACCTCAAAGGCGTTCCAGTGGTTCTTCCTGCGCGCCGCGGCGGCCGACGACGCCGCCAAGCAATGGCTCCAGCAGGCCGAGCGCATCGTGTTCGACGCCATTAACGCCTCGAACTTCCAAAGCCAGATGCACGAGACCTACCTGGATCTGGTCGGCCTCGGCACCGCCAGCCTGTGGGTCGAGCAGGCGCCCGGCCGGGAACCGTGGAACGGTCTGCTGTTTACCTCCTACTCGATCCACACCTACGTGTTCGAGGAGGACGCCTGGGGCCGCGCCAGTGCCTGCGCGCGCAGCATGATGCTGAACGGCCGGCAGCTGCGCCAGCGCTACCCTGACCTGCCGGCGCAGCTGAAGACGCTGATCAACAAGGAGCCGCGCCGCAAGCACGAGGTGATCCACTGGGTCTACCGGCGCGAGGAGCCAAAGGACCTGGAGAAGCCCTACGCCTCCGTCCACATCTGGAAGGAGAAGCGCCGCGTGCTGGCGGAGGCCGGCTACGACGAGTTCCCGGTGATGATCCCGCGCTGGTCGAAGACCACGACCGAGCCTTACGGCCACGGCCCCGGCGAGCTGGCCCTGCCGGAGATGCGGGTGCTCAACAAGGTCGTCGAGCTGGACCTGACGGCGGCCGCCAAGAACATCGACCCGCCGATGAAGTACCGCGCTGGCGGCATCGTCGGCGAGGAAGTCGACATGCGCTCGGGCGGCATGACCGCGGTGCAGTCGATGGACGACCTGATGCCGATCAACTCCGGCTACCAGCCGCAGATCGCGCAGCTGAAGGTGCAGGAGCTGCGCACCGCGATCCAGCAGACCTTTTTCGCCGACCAGCTGGAACTGCCGCCGTTCACCTCGCAGACCATGACGGCGACCGAGGTGCAGGTGCGCTACGAGCTGATGCAGCGCATTCTCGGGCCGACGCTGGGCCGCATCGAGACCGAGCTGCTGGCGCCGCTGGTGAGCCGGTGCTTCCGGCTGCTGCTGCGCGCCGGCCGGCTGGGCCAGCCGCCGCAGAGCCTTCAGGGCCAGGAAACCTCGATCCACTACGAGGGGCCGCTGGCCCGCGCCGAGCGCCGCGCCGAGGTCAACAAGGTGCAGGTGTTCATCCAGGGTGCTGCGCCGTTCATGCAGATCGCGCCCGAGGTCACTGACCTGATCGACGCCGACAAGGCGGTGCGGCTGCTGGCCGAGGCCGAGAACGTCGACCGGACCCTGATCCGCTCCGACGAGCAGGTGCAGGCGATCCGCACCAGCCGGCAGCAGCAGCAGGCGACAGCGCAGGGCATCGACCAGGGCAAAGCGCTGTCGGAAACCGCCCTCAACCTGAGCCGCGCGCAAGGAGTTGCCGCATGACTGACCTGAGCAAGAACGTAAAGGCCGCGCTGTCGACGCCGGAAGGCATCGCGGTGGCGGACTACCTGCGCGACATCGTGGCCGGCGGCGTCTACGACGAGGAGCCCATGAAGATGGCCTACAACGAGGGCCGGCGCATGCTGGCGCTGGAGCTGCTGAACCATGCCCACGCGGCGCCCATCCGCGTCATCCGCGGGGGTCGGGCGTGAGCGAAATGGTCCCCCTAAACCTCGACGGCCGCGACGGTGTCGACGGCGCGCTCGCTCGTCTGGAGACCGTGATCGGCGCGCTCAACGACGTGCTGGGAGAACTGCACGGCCACGGCTTCGAGTGCCGTGTCGGCAGCGATCAGGGCATGCGGCATCGCGATGGCTGGCCGGTCCCGGTCGAGGTGCAGATCGCGAAGGTCTGCCGTGGCGACTGACGTCGAGCCCGTCGCCGCGCCGGCCGACCGCAGCGAGATCGACCGGCTGCTGCTCGAACTGTTCCGCCACGTCGAGGGCGTCAACCTCGCCGCCCGCCGGCTGAAGCCGCTGGGCGTCTCCGTCGTCTTCCCGGAAAAGACGGCCCACACCGGCGCCGACAACCCGCCGCGGCCGCTGTCCGTCGCCATCCAGGAGACCAGTCTATGAGCCTCGCCGACCATCTGCCCGACGACCTGAAGGCGTCGCCGGCCCTGAAAGACTTCAAGGACGTGGCGGGCCTTGCCAAGTCCTTCATCGACTACCAGCGCATGGCAAACGAGCGGGTGCCGGTACCGGGCGACGACGCGCCGCAGGAAGATGTCGACCGCTTCTACAAGCGCATCGGCCGGCCCGAGAAGCCCGACGACTACGCCGTCACCGTGCCCGACGGCCACCAGGTGACCGACGAGCAGATCAAGCGGTTCCGCGAGACCGCGCACGGCGTTGGCCTGACCAAGCGTCAGGCGCAGGCGCTGCTGCGCCGGCAGCTGGAGAACATCGCGGCCGACCGGCAGGCGTCCGACCAGAAGCACCGCGAAGCGGCCGATCGCACCACCGCGGCGCTGAGGGCGGAATGGGGCGAGCACTACGAGAAGCGGCAGGGGGCCGCCGCCGCCGCGATCGAGAAGCTGGTGCCCACGGAAGCGCTGGAGGAGGCCCGCCGCCTGGCGCAGCGCGCGCCCGGCCTGTACCGCGCGCTGGCCCGGGTCGGCGAGATGCTGACCGAAGACTCAAGCGCGTTCGCCGAGGGCCGCTACGGCTCCGGCGGCGGTGGCGACTTCGATGCGCGCATCAAGCAGCTGAAGGACGACCCCAAGGGCCCGTACTGGAACCGCTCGCACCCCGACCACAAGGCGGCGGTGAAAGAGCTTGAAGGCCTTCTCCAGCAGAAGGCGCAGCGCCGGTGAGCGACTTCACCGTGGCCCAGCGCGTGCGGCTGGAGATCGTCAAGGCAGTGGTGGCGCAGATGCCGGCGGCGCAGCTGGGCGGCGTGCGCGTCATCGTCGAGCCGCTGACCGAGTTCGTGTTGGGCGAGCAGCCGGCGGCGGCGGCGGTTCCCCCGCTCAAGATGGCCAAACGAACCACTCCCTGACCCTGTGCATGGTGGCGGCGCTCCCGTAACGGCATCGTCGCCGTTACGGAGTGCGCTGCCTCGCGTCCGTCCCTGACGAGGCCGCCAGGCGCCGGCGAGACGGCGAAGGTGGGTCCGGGCGAACCGGAGTGCTCACCGCGAAACAGTCCTTTCGCGGGAGACCCCGATGACCACCATTGACATCAGTTTTGTCGAACAGTTTCGCGGCAACGTCATCCACCTAGCCCAGCAGCAAGGCTCCAAGCTGCGCCGCTACATCCGCGACGATCCCGACTTTCTTCAGGGCAAGGCCGGCTATTTCGAACGCGTCGGCCAGACCGCGATGGCAAAGCGGACTACCCGGCACGGCGACACGCCGCTCATGGACGTGCCGCATTCCCGGCGCCGCGTCACTATGGACGACTACGAGTGGGCGGACCTGATCGACCACCAGGACCGCATCCGCCAGCTGATCGACCCGTCGAGCGCGTACACCCGCTCTGCCATGATGGCGATGGGCCGCCAGTGGGACGACCTGATCATCGCCGCCCTGACCGGCTCGGCCTACTCGATGGACGCCGACGACGCGGCCACCGCGGTGCCGCTGCCGACGGGCCAGAAGATCGACGTCAACGACCACACCTACGACAGCGGTTCGGGCGACGTCTCGCTGACGGTGAGCAAACTGCAGAAAGCGCGGCAGATCCTCCGGGCAAACGAGGTCGATCTGGACATGGAGAAGCCGATCATCATCTGCTCGGAACTCCAGATCCAGAAGCTCCTCACCGACACCAAGATCAGCTCGGCGGACTACAACAACGTCCGTGCGCTCGTGACCGGCGAACTGAACACCTACATGGGGTTCACCTTCGTGCAGACCGAGCGGACGCTGACCGACGCCAGCGACGACGAGCTGGTGGTCGCGTTCTGCCCGTCGGCGATCGGCCTTGCGGTCGGCGAGGAGATGTTCTTCCGCACTAGCGAGCGCGCCGACAAGTCTTACGCCCAGCAGATCTACCTGGCCTTCTCCGCCGGCGCGACCCGCGTCGAGGACGAGAAGGTCGTGCAGATCGCCTGCGACCCGAGCTGATGAGGAGCGCCTGACATGGCCGTGACCAACGAGAACTCCGACCAGATCGACCGGCTGGAGGCAGTCCCCTCCAAGCCCGTCAACCCGATCGACCACGCAACCCTGAAATACCTGTTTTTTGAGTTCACCCAGGGGGCCGCCGCCGGCGATGCCGGCTCGACCGCGGCGCTGGTCAAGCTGCCGCCTGGCGAGGTCCGGGTGTTCAATGACTTGAGCCGCATCTACTCCTCGGCGATGGGCTCCGGCCGGACGATGGACATCGGCCACGAGGCTTACACCGAGCAGGACGGCGACGCGGTTGCCGCCGACCCGGACGATCTGGACGCCAACGTCGATGTTTCCGCGGCGGTGGCCTTCAACATCGGCGGCACTGTCGGCACCCACGAGACCAAGGTGTTCAACAGCCGCGACGGTGTCATCCTGACCGCCCAGGTCAACGACGGCACTATGCCGGCCGCCGCCACGATCAGCGGCTACATTGTCTACGGCCACGGCTGAGCCGCCCGGTGAAGCCTGACCGCTTCATCGGTATTGAGAGGGGCCGCTCCGTGGTGATTTGCGGGGCGGCCCGCTGCTTGTGGGACGATCTGGCCGGGATCGACCTGACGCCGCATCACCTCTGCGGCGTCAACTACGTGCCGATCTGCTGGACCCGTGTGTTCGACCACTGGGCCACGGTCCACGACAGCGAGCACTGGTTCGACCGGCGCTCCATGTCGATCTACTACTGCCGCGGCGAGGCGCTGGCAAACCATTGCCGCCTGCACGGCCGGCACCGCGACGACGCCGAAGTGATCCGCTGGAACTTCCGGGACGAGGGCACGTCGTCGCTGTTCGCTACCCGCGTCATGCTAGCCCTGGGCTACGAGCGGATCATCCTGGCCGGCGTGCCGCTCGACGGCACCGGCCATTTCTACGAGCCGCCTGGCGTCTGCCGGCCGCAGGACCAGTTCGCCGCCCGCTACACCCATCAGACCTGGGAGCAGGCGCTGCCCGAGGTGCGCGAGCGAGTGCGCTCGCTTTCCGGCTTCACCCGCGACCTGCTGGGAGCGCCCTCCTGATGGCTTCCAAGGTGGACATCGCCAACGCCGCGCTTGCCTGGCTGGGCGACACCCGCATCGCCTCGCTGACCGAAGACACGGCCGCCGCCCGCGCCGTCAACGGCCGCTACGACGAGGTGCGCGACGCCTGCCTTGCCGCCGCCCCGTGGAACTTCGCCCGCCGACGCGCCAGCCTCGCCGCGCTGTCGACCGCGCCGGCCTTCGAGTATAGCTACCAGTTCACCCTGCCGACCGATCCGTGGTGCCTGCGCGTGCTGTCGGTGGACGGCCTCTACGGCGACCAGTGGGAGGTCGAGGGCCGCACGCTGCTGTGCGACGAGGCGACGGTCAAGCTGCGCTACGTCGCCCGCATCGACAACCCCGAGACCTACTCGCCGCACTTTGTCGAGTACATGGCGGCGAAGCTGGCCGCCGCGCTTGCCTACCGGGTAACCGGCCAGATGGGCATGACCGACCGGCTGCTGCAAGCCGCCGAGCTGGCCCTGCGCGACGCGACCCGGATCGACGCTGCCGAGGGCCGCAGCCCGCGCGTGCGCGCCGACACCCTGACGCGCCAGCGCACCAACTTCGCCTGAGCCCATGCGCGTCGTCCCGATCATGAACCACTTCCTCGGTGGTGAGGTGTCGCGCCGGCTGTACGGCCGCACCGACCTCGACATCTACAAGTCCAGCGCCAAGACGCTGGAAAACGTCTTCGTGCTGCCGCAGGGCGGCGTGCGCCGGCGCGACGGCACGTTGTACGTTGCCGACGCCAAGTCGACCGCCACCAAAAGCCGCCTGATTGAGTTCGAGAGCAGCTATGGCGACTGGTACATTATCGAGCTGGCGCACCAGGTGATCCGCTTCTACCGAGCGTCCGACCACACGCAGATCGTGTCGGGCACTCCGGTCGAGGTCGCCAGCCCCTACGACAGCGCCGACCTGTTCGAGCTGATGGTGGCGCAGGACCACGACGATCTCTGGATCTTCCACCGCGACTACCAGACCCGCTACCTGCACTTCGCCAGCGCGACGTCGTGGACGCTCACCCTGATGAAGCCGAACGACGGCCCCTGGATGGAGCGCAACGAGACCGCCGGCTCGACCCTGACGCTGTCGGGCGGCTCGACCTGGGCGGCCGGCGAAACCGGCCTGACCCTGACGGCGACCGGCCACACGCCGTTCGCGTCCACCCACGTCGGCGGCCTGTGGCACCTCAAGATCGGCACCGACGAGACCTACGTCGAGGTGACGGCCTACACGTCGTCGACCGTGGTGACGGTGACGGCGCGCGCCGCGGTGCCGGCGGCGCTGCAAGCGGCGGCGGTCAGCGACTGGGCGGAGGGCGCGTGGTCGGACTATCGCGGCTGGCCCGGCGCGGGCACGTTCTACCAGCAGCGGCTGGTGGTCGGCGGCAACGACCGCTCGCCGCACACCATCTGGGCGTCTGCGATCGGCGATCCGCTGGACCACGACGCCGGCGCGCTGGCCGACGACGCGCTCAGCTACGAGGTAAAGGCGCGGCGCCGCCAGGACGTGCGCTGGTTCGCCGTCGTCGACGGCGCGCTGGTGATGGGCTCGCAGACTTCGGAGTGGGTACTGTGCCGGCCCGACGAGGTGTTCACGCCGTCGACGGTGCGCGCCGACGAGCATACCCGGATCGGCTCGGCGCTGGTGCAGCCGCTGGAGCTGCACGACACCGTCGTGTTCGTCCACACCAACGGCCGCAACGTCTACCAGATGCGGCTCGACCGGGACAGCCGGCAGCCGGCCTACCTGTCGAACGACCTGACCCTGTCGTTCGTGGAGCAGACCGAGGGCGGCATCGTGCAGCTGGCCCGCACGCTGGGCACCGACCGGCAGCTGTTCGCGGTGCGCGGCGACGGCGTGCTGCTGGCCTGCCAGTGGGTGCCGGGCGTCGGCATCGCTGGCTGGACCCGCTGCACTACTGCCGGCACGTTCGAGAGCATCGCCGTGTGCGGCTGCTCTGATGCTTGGGTGGCGGTGAAACGCACCATCGACGGCACCGTCGCCCGCTTTGTCGAGTACCTGTCGTCGTCGGCCCATGTCGATGCCGGCGTGATCGGCTCGGGCGGCCCGTTTACGACGCTGACCGGCCTCGGCCACCTGGACGGCGAGGAAGTCGACGTGCGCGCTGACCGGGCGACCCTGCCGGCGAAGACGCCGGCCTTAGGGTCGATCAGCCTCGGCGCCACCTACGACGCGGTGCAGGCCGGGCTCGGCTTCTCGTTCACGGTGACGCCGCTGCCGTTGGTGGACGGCAACCCTCGCGGAACCGGGGTGGGCCGCCGCCGCCGCACTTTCGAGGTCACGCTGCTGCTGGACGGCACGACGGCTGCCAAGGTCAACGGCCGCCCTCTGGTGCTGCGTGGTGCCACTGTGCCGATGGGTGAAGGCCCGGAGCCGTTCACCGGCGAGCACACCGTCACCATCGAGGCGAGCCACTTCGACGACGGCACGTTCACCATCTCGGGCACCGAGCCGCAGCCGTTTGGGCTGAGCGCGGTCGCCTACGTGCTCGAAACCGGAGGCGCGTGATGGCGGACTTCGGCCTGTTCTCGATCAACGACGATTATCTTGACCTGGGCGGCCAGGCGCTGGGCGGCGTCGCGGGCTATCTGGACAACCGGGCAAAGAAGGACGCGCTGGAGAGCCGCGCGCAGATCGCCCGCCTGAACGTGCAGGCGCTCGACGACACCAGGGCGACCGACGCGGAAAGCTTCGCCATCGACCTGCGGGCGCTCCGCTTCGCCCGCGACTACAACGACCGCCAGCTGGCCCGCGAGCTGGGCGTCGAGGAGACCCGCTCGTCGGTCGAGATCGACCGCATCCGCCAGGACCTGGGCGAGCGGCTGTTGGCGATTGGCGTGCGCCGGCAGACGCTCGATTTGGCTCTGGAAACGCCGGGGCTGGCGATCGAGAGCCTGACGGCCCTGAACCCCGGCGATGCCGAGCGGCTGGCGCGGGGCGAGGCGATCGACGGCTCGGTGGGCCTGCTGCAATCGCTGGAGGCCGGCCGCGTTATCCTGCAGGACGTGTTCGCGATCCAGCGCGACATGATCCGCCTGAACGAGGTATCGCAGCTCGACCAGATCGACCTCTCCCAACGCGGTGCCGACCTCGATCTGGAGCAGTTTCGTGACCGGAGCCTGACGGCGAGCCGGATCGCCGGCAGGCTC